AGGCCACCGGCGACGATGCCGACCTCCTCGCGCACATCGCTGACCCCGAAGCCGGGAGGCTGCTCCTCGGGCAGCAGCATCTTCTGCCCGACGTGGAGCTGGTCGTGGTGCCACTGGCCCCAGGTGATCGCGGCGGAGTCGCGCTTGAAGCCGACGTCGACGGCCATGTAGGTCCACTCGGCGGGATCGAATAGAGGAGTCCCGGCGCAGGCGTCGTAGAGGTAGGGCTTGATCCAGGCGTCCTCTGCCTCGGTCCATTGGTTCAGGTGCAGCCGGCGGAAGACGTTTTCGGGCAGCCGGATCGCAGCCTTGCGCATCCCGGCCGGGTCGATCCAGGACGAGGGGTTCGCGGCCTGCCACGCCTTCGGGTCCATCACGTTGCAGCCGAGCTTGGCCTCGTGCCAGCGGAACAGGAAGCCGGCCTCGCGCATCGCATCGACGCCCTGCTCCTCCAGCTCCTTGCCGCGCTGGTAGAGCTCGTAGCAAATCGAGTCGCGGTTGTAGCCGGCGGTCGTGATCGAGATGACCAGCGGGTGCTCGCGTGCTCCCTGCGCGGTCGTCAGCGCGTAGTAGAGCTCGGGGTTGTCGTGCGCCCAGAGCTCGTCGATGACGACGCCGGAAGGGTTCAGGCCGTACTGCTTCGGGGCGTCCGCCGCGAGCACGCGATAGATGCCGCCGTTGGCCTCGCAGGAGATCACGTCCTTGTGGACGGTCAGCCAGTCGGACAGCTTCGGGGAGGCCTCGACGTACTGGCGAGCCTGGTTGAAGACGATCCGCGCCTGGTCCTTCGCCGTGGCGGCGTTGTAGACCTCGGGGCCATCCTCGCCAGAGGCCAGCAACAGATAGAGACTCAGTCCGGCGCTGATCGAGCTTTTCCCGTTCTTGCGGGCGACGCCGAGCAGCGCCTCGTCGTAGACGCGGGTGTTGTCGTCGTAGACCAGGAACAGCTCGTCGACGAATTGCTGCTCCCACGGCTCCAGCTTGAGCGGCTGGCCGGACCAGCGTCCCTTCGTCTGGACGACCCACTCCTCGAGGAACTGCGAGACGTGCTCGCCGAGGCCCGCGTAGATCGCCTTCTCAGTCGTCCGCATAGGTGGCCAGAAGTCGCTGGGGGGGAGTAGTGGTCAAGATTCCCACCGGTGGGAATATCAGGCCTCAACGACCACGGCATCGACGATCTCGTCCGAAACCGGCTTCTTGCGGGCCTTCTTGACCGGCTTGACCGGCAGCTTGCGGAAGTTCGGCTTCAAGAGGTTCTCCTCGAGCTCGTGTTCCAGCGTGCGGCGGTGGACGTCGGCCAGGCCCAGGCGCGTGCGGGCGATCGGCGTCAGGGCGTAGTGCTCGGCAAGCTGGAGGAACAGACGCGTGGCCTCGCGCTCCATCTTGACCGCAGGGTGCTCCTTCGGCTGGCCCATCGAGCCCGTCGTGAAATGACCCTGGATGGCGATCGCGCGCTGGGCCGCCCGGATCCGGTGATACTGCGTGGCGAGCTGCTCCAGAACCGGGACGTCGACGCGGTCGGCGATGCCGATGTCGATCAGCTGCTTGACGATGCTGCGCCAGAACTCCTTCGCATCATCGTGGAGGTGCTCGGGGGGTACGAGGTCCTCGGCCTTCGGCCGGCCTCCCACCATGACGGGCGACGGGATCGCGTGCTTTCGCGGGTTGCCCTCGGCCCGGCGCTGTTCGACGGGCTTGGGCTTGCGCCCCGACATCGCCATTCGTTAGCTCCTCAGCATCGCGCTCGACTCCGGCGTCGCACCGGGCTGGCACGAAACTGTACCGGCGAATCAGTCGGATCCGGCCATCAGCGCGTTGAGCTGCGCCACAGGGTCCAGCTGCGGGCCTTCCTGGACCGCTGGCAGCATCGGAGAGGATCGAGGCGTCCGCAGGTCCAGCCAGAGCTTCGCGGCCGCCACAGAGCCGGAGACGGCCGCCTGGTAGAGCGCCTCCTCGACGTGCTCGGTCGCGTGGCCCTCGGCTTCGAGCACATCGGCCTCGAAGTCGGGGTCCTCGGCGATCTCGTCGAGCAGGAAGCCGCGCTCGTAGCCCATCGTCTCGGCGGCGGCACCACGGCGCATCCCAGCGCGCATGTGACCGCAGAACTCGGACTTCTGGGTGGCTGTCAGCTTCTTCGGCTTGGTCATCGCTCGATCGCTGCTCCCCAGTAGATCATGAGGCTCCGCTGGTATCGCCAGCGGTCGATGACCTTGTAGCCGAGTGGGGCGACATGGGACTCGAACCAGGGCCAGATGTGCCCGCCCAGGTAGTTGTTCGCGACGACCGACTTCTGGACCCGCGTCTTGAGCAGGACCTTCGACCCGTCGGGCTTCGTCCACGAGCCGGAGCGCAGGAGTCCCTGCCGGCGGCCGTCGGTGAAGAACATCACCATCCGGTCCTTCTTCGGCGCTTGCGACCAGAACGAGCGGAAGCCGATGTACGGCTCGACGTAGGCGTCGAAGTCGGCGACCGCGATCTCGTCGGTCAGGTCGGGGAAGGGCCAGGAGTCGCAGTCGGCGACCCGGATGTCCCCGGAGAGCCGTGAGGAGGCCGTCACGACCCTCGCGGGGTCCAGGTCGGCCCCGTAGATGGTGCGGTCCCGGTACAGCGAGTAGGCGATGTCACCATCACCGATGAAGGGCACGAACGCCGGGCCGGGAACCGCCCATCGCAGCAGGTGGCGGCGCAGCAGCAGCTTCCGGTACATCAACACATGCTGCTGCTGGTCGCTCATACGACGACGTGGCCGACCGGAGCGGTCGGGTCGGGGGTCTGGCCGAACGGCTCATCGGCCCCGAGCTGCCGAATCTGGAACAGCCCATCCAGCTCGGGGTTGCGATCCATGATGAGGCGCGCGTAGTACGACCGGTGGTTGTTGTTGAGCTTGAACAGGTCACCGCCGGTTCGGACCATGTGCTCCCAGCGCAGGACCTCGAACAGCCGGGCGATGCCCAGCCGGCTCACACCGGCGCGTCGGGCCTGGCGGCTCATCGCCACCAGCCGGTCGTAAACGTGCGGGTTGGCCCGGTGGAAGTCCCAGAACGCTTGCTCAAGGTGGCTCGTGCGTCTCATGCGTTCGCGCTCGCCTCCCCGTAAGCCTGGAGGACCAGGTAGTTCGTCCCTTCGCAGGCTCCACGGACGGCCTTGTCGTGGAGCTTGCCCGCCTTGTAGGCCGAGGCCCGGAGCGTCTGCGGGGTGCAGGTGAAGTCCTTGCCCTCACCGCGCTCGAGCCGTCGGATCTGGCCATCGAGCCACTCGGTCCACGGATACTGCGAGCCACGGTGGCCCCAGGGGTATTCCTCGAGGATCTCGGCCATGTCAGCTCCCGAACGCGATCACGAGGGCGGTGATGCAGACCATCACCGTGCAGAGGACCGGCACCGCGGGCCAGAGATTCTCCGTCCGGGGCGGGTCCGTCCAGTCATCCAGGCTCATGCCATCACCTCATCCTCGGTCTGGGCCTTGACATCAACCTCGTACGCCGGGCGACCACGATCCATCGACGCGTACGGACGCCACGGCGTCACCTGCTCGGCTGTGGCGGGGTCCATGATCCGCGCGTCGAGCGGGTAGTCGCGGAAGATCTCGCCGAGAGCGTCGATCCGCATCTCGGTGCGATGGCCGGAGTCCTGCTTGAAGAAGAACGCCGTCTTGTGGGCTGCGCAGCGCGCCTTGATGTCGTAGCACCAACCGAGATCGAGCTTGCGATGCCCCGGACCCGACTCACCACCCACGATCAGCCACTCGATATGCAGCAAATCCAGGTCGTCGAGCGAGCCGATCGCCGGTTCGTAGCTGACGAAGTGCACGATCGCCGGAATCTGCGTCAGGATCTCGCCGCGATACGCCACGCGGTTGTCCTCGATGCTCGTACCGAGCCACACGTTGTCGTAGCCGCCCGCCCAGTCGGCCGGCAGCATCGACTCGATGTTCTCCGGCCGCTTCGTCAGCAGCTGGAAGTCCAGATTCGGGCACTCGCGGATCAGCGCCCACAGATCGTCGCGCCACTCCTGCATTTCGGCCTGCTGCGCCGGATGCGTCTCGAACACATCCGCCAACGACGCCACGAACACGCGAATACGCCGCTGCTCCTTCTCGGCCTGCCGGTTCCAGGCGTAGGGCTTCC